GCTCAATCCTTATTGGAATGTAACTCCTGTTACAGAGATTTCACCCAAGTAGTCAGCCGCATTTCCTAGTGAAGATGCAGTGTTTGACAATTCTACGTAGCCGTATCTAGTCATAAAAGATACAACTGGTTCGAAAGTACCTGGATCAAGTACAACGCCTGAAGACATTAACGGAATGTATGGGCAGTAGAAAGCGGCGGCATCTGCTTCAGATGAGCCTTTATATCCTACTAATACAGCCGTATCGTCAGCCGCGTATGTGTCAGCGTACACCTTCATCGAGCCATTCAAAGTTCCTACTAATTTTTGGTTAGTTGGCGCTTCAAAAGTTCCTTCAGTTGTTCTTGCGAACGCTGAAGTTGTTGCTGATTGAAGTACTGTAAGTGCTTGTGGACTTACAACAGTCCAGTTACCAGCACCACGTCTTGTACGTTGAGCTATTTTATTTGCTACTCTGTTAATTAACACAGCTAAAGCGGCGTGTTCATCACCAACAAATGTAGCAGTTCCTGATACAGATGCTTGATTGTACGCTTCTTCAGTTGGAGCTAAAGTTCTTAGAGAACCTATTACTTCTTGGTCGATTTCAGCAGTAATTTCTTGTGCTAATGCCGCCATGATTTCCGCTTCAACGTCAACGCCTTGTTGTGCTTGAGCATCTTGAGCAGATTCAAAAGTCCATCTAGCTGATAGTTTTCTAGTTTTGGCTTCTACAACCTGTTTCAAGATTTGAATTGATAGCCTGTTACCTGCAGTACCTTCTAAAGTGGCTGTTGATGCCGCATTAGATGGATTTGCTCCAGAATAAGCTTCTGCTATCTTAAACGGAGATAGTGCTTCTTCACCAGCAGTAGTAGTTGTGCTACCACCTGTTGTTGTATCAGCATATCTCACTCTTAGTGTGTGGATTTGTCCAACTGGGCCAGTCATTGGTTGAACTCCAACCAATTCGTTAGCTATTACAGTCGGCATAACCCGTCTTATCACCGGTAGGATCACTCTATTTAAAGTTGCTACGTTACCAGCCGAAGTTGCTCCAGCTGTAGCCGCCTCAGACAAATACTTTCTAGTATTTTCTAAAGTTGCTTCCATTACAGACTTTTTATTGCCTGATAGGCCTTCTAGTAACGCACTCTTTGTATCCTGCCAGCGAGTTTCTGTTAGTTCTGACATTGTATTTTTCTCCTTTTTAGATTCCTGCGAGTCTTTTTATATCTACAATATTTCTATTGAATTGACTCACATTACCAATGTTTGTTTGAATTTTGTCGCCTGTTACTTCTGTGCCTATAGTTGAACTTGCCTTTTTCGCTGGACTCCTACCATTTATTACAGAGGGCATATACTTGTCAAATTGCTTACGCAATTTTCCAGTAGATACGCTTTCCAGTAAGTTTGTCATTATTTCTTTTTGTTCTGTATTCAACGGAGTAACTAACTCGTTAACTACAGCTTCTCTTTCAGCCTTAGTTTTAAGACCATCAATTTCAACTTGTTTAGAATCGATGATTTTTTCTTTCTCGTTGGCTGTGCTTTTCGCGTCTTCTAATTGTTGTTTTGTTACGTCTACAACTTTTAAAAGTTTAGCTGTTTCAGATTTGCTATTCAAGAATGAATTAGTATATTCTTGTGCATAAGACTCAAACAACCTACGACCAAAGTCATTTTTACGTGATGCATCAATATCGTCTTTTAATTGGCTGATTTCTTTTTTCAAGTGTCTGCCAACTATTTCTGATACTTTTGAAGCACCTTTCTGAATAAATTTTTGTCTAACTTTTTCAAAATGTGCTTTTGCTTCACGAATTAAACGTACCTTTGTTTCAGTAACGTCTTTTATCTTCGTGGAATTCCGCTATTTCTTTAGATAAAGCGTCTACCACAAAGTCCTCAAGTTTAGCAAAATTAGTTGCCATAACTTTTTGGTCTTCGTGTAATTCAGCAATTTCAGATTTTAATTGTTCGAAAACAAATGCTTTCAATCTATCTGAATGTTCTTTCATATGAACCGCATACTTGGCTTTTTGCTCTGCAAGTTGTTTACGGTCATCGGCGAACTCTGCGATTTCTTTTTCAAGTTTTTCTTGAACCATGGCATCTAAGGCATCAGTTAATGTTGCTTTATCGTGCTCATACTTCTTTGCAAACTCTTCTCTAAGTTCCGCAGTAACTTCAAGACGGTTTTCACCAATCTTTTTGTCCCATGCTGATTCTATTTCCGCTCTGATCTCTTTCGAAATTGCTTCGTTCTCAAAAAGTGATTTCAGTGCATCTAACATTATTGTTGTCTCCTTTTTTTTTATTGGAGTTTGTTGATTATATTAATCAAGTTATCCTTTAAGTAATTCTGTGCCTCATTATCTCTTGCCAAATTTAAAGCCTTATATCCACCTTTTGAATTTAACAAATGCTCATAAATGGGAGTTGGATAGGCTCCCGGAGCACTTGGTTGAGCTACGATATCAACTGTGATAATTTCAAAGTCATTTACTTCACCTGAACCATAAGGTCCCATGCCGTCTTCTTTTACGTTACCACTACCACGCGATGAAACTCCTAATTTAACTCCGCTTTCAAGCATTGTTTTTACTAGTTGTCCCATCGGCGTTGGTAATACTTTTAATTTTCCGTAACCATTAGGTCCGTCCATCCACATAGAATTAACCATGTGACTAACACGATCCAAATTAATAGTAAGACCTTCTGGATGATCCACTTCGCCTAACACTGAATAACCGCCCTCGATTTGGTCGTTAAGTGTACTGACAGCCCGATGGATTTCACTTACAGGGTACAATCTTTGGTTAGCGTTTTTCACACCACCTTGAATGCAAATGACCTTCATGTATAAGGACTTCCCGTTATTTTCTTCCTTCGTTTCAACGACTATCTTAGCTTGGTCGAAAGTCAGCGTCTCACGTAATGATATCATCAATACTATGTCCTACTAGTTTATTAACTGCCAATAGCTGATTTATTACTAGAACCATCAGTTCCGTCAGCTGTTGAGCCTTTGGCCGCGTGTAGTTTAGCCGCACTCGCACCAGGTTTATTAACGTTTCCAGCATCTTCTTGTTTTGCCTTAGGCGCTTTTCCACCTTTTTCTTCAGATCCAGATATTTTCACACCTGAAGCTTCAGTTGTACTTGCTCCACCTTTAGATGCAACTGGAGATTTGCTATTGTCTGTACCATCAGATGTTTTAGCTGATACTTTATTAACATACTCTCTCATTTCTTCTCTAGGGGATTTAGCTTGTGCTTGTTTGCTTTCTACTCTAGGAACGATCTTTTGTTCTTCGCTTCCAAGTTCGGAAGTAGGTAAATTACCTTCTTCCTCTGCATCATCAGAGCCTTCTTCATCGTCACCAGCTTCGTCGTCTGCTGGAGCTTCTGCGTCATCGCCACCATCTGACATCATTGCGTCAAATTCAGCTTTTAGCTCGTCAATTGCATCTTCAAGGTCAACTACACGATCTTCAAGGTCTTCACCATCTGAAGGCGCTTCGTCGCCATTGTCTTTATCAACTTCAATGTCACCGACCATGTCGTCTGTTGCGTCACCGCCTATGCCATCTTCTGTTGGTGTTGGTGTTGCTACTGGTGCCAGTTCAACCTTTTGTGGTTGTTCTACTGGTTGAATGTCAACAAGTGTTTCTGAAGTTGCTTTTTCGTCTTTTTGATCTTCTTTAGACTTTTCTTTTACTTCTTCATCTTTCTTGTCGTCTTCTTTTGTAGCTTCTTTTGTATCTTCTTCTTTAGCATCTGCTTTTTCTTCAGCTTTGTCTTCTTTTGTAGCTTCAGTAGTTGTAGCTTCTGCTGTTTTTTCGTCCTTACTAGCCTCAGGAACATCAACTTCTTTGATGTCATCTTCTAAGAGGTCTTCGTAAATTTTTCTTGATTTTTCTACCACGATTTCGTGGAATATGTCGTCCGCACCTGTTCTGTCATCCGCAACAACTTTTTCGAGCATTTGCTCAAATTTGCTTTTTGACTCAACAGGAGTAGCCGTTTCTTTTTTATCTGACATTAGTTTTCTCCTTTAAGTGATTCTTTAGAC